AGGAAATTATTAGTACTCGTCGTTTAGTTCATATTATTCGTGCTTATGCTATCTTTGGTAAAAAGGAGAAAGCAATTCAAGTATGTATAAATCGTTTTGATGATGACACTAAGCAAGCATTCCTTGAACTTTATGATAAAGTTGATGCTGATTTCAATTTAACAAAGGAGGAAGAATGAACCTCTGGGAAAATTATAAGTCAGTTCTTCACGGTACCTTTCCTGAAATGCGTAGAGTATTAAGGTGGGGATATTGGAAAAGTGAAGATACTACTCTTATTGCTGAATTACACAATCATCCACATTTTATTAAATCACGGGAGGTAGAAATTTTCAATGAAAAATCTTGCATTTATAACAACATCATCTATCCTAAGACTGGAAGTAATCTTCCCTGTTTTGGTATGGATCTCATGGGATTCTTTGATAAGAAAGTTATTGTAGTATTTGACTTTCAACATCCTACAGAGAATCTTTTATTTGGGGTGGAGGGACTACCTAAAGGAAAGGGTGATTATCGATTCTTTGAACCTGGTAATCATTTTTCAGAGAATATTTACATAGCATATTGTACTATGGATGAAGTTGATGAACATCTTGAGATGTTTAGAAAATACTTGACAATCTATGCTGATATGTTAGAATGTAAACAACCTACTGGTATGGATACTTCTGTTTATAGTGACTTTGATGCTTACATGACTAAGTTGGATCCGGTTGGTGGATATCTTTCTGGTAAGTTTGGGAAGAAGAGATCCGAACGACTTGTAAACGAATTTTTATTTTCTTATGGTTAATGCATGGAGTTTACTTGATTCGGAGATTAATGGAACTATGGATGAGGATTATCCTATTATGTCTGATGTAGAAAAAGAAAGACTAAATATCGAGGCAACTTCACCTTATAACGATGGGTGGACACAACAAGCAGCACAGGAGGAATTGGAAAAGGAAATGGCAGCACACTATTTTAAATATCATGAAGAGGAGATACTTAATGATATTGAGGAATATGTATCAGGAACCTATAATGGACATTATACTGGTACTAAACATGAGTATCGTAATGTCCAAACTTTAGATTTGATGGCAGCAAGGGATATTGCTGCTGGATTTTGCCAAGCAAATATTCTAAAGTATGGTAGTCGTTATGGTAGTAAGGAAGGTAAGAATAAAAAGGACTTGATGAAAGTCATACATTATGCTATGCTACTCTTACATTTCGATGATCATTATGGTAAACCACCTACATCAACTGGTAACATCGATTTTCAAATGCCTTAATCATGAAATTACGTGAAAAAACTATGAAATTAAGTGACAAGACACTAACGATTCTTAAAAATTTTGCTGGTATTAATAATTCTATTCTTGTAAAAAAAGGAACTCAACTTCGTACTATTTCTGTTGCTAAGAATATTCTTGCAGAAGTGGAGATTGAAGAAAGTTTTCCTAGTGATTTTGCAGTTTATGATTTGAATCAATTTCTTAATGTTAATACAAGTCTTTTTCATTCTCCTGATTTAGATTTTTCTAATCAGGGACATGTAGTTTTTCGTGAAGGAGGATCCAGACAGAGATTCTTCTTTGCAGATCCTAATGTAATCGTTACTCCACCAGACAAAGAGATTACTCTTCCTAGTGAGGATGTATCTTTTGAGTTGAGTACAGAGCAATTGGATAAACTTTTAAAGGCAGCTGCTATTAATCAATTACCAGATTTCTCTGCAGTTGGTAAAGATGGACAAGTTAAACTCGTTGTGCGTGATAAAAAGAATGATACATCTAATGATTATTCTGTAGTTGTTGGAGAGACTGAATCTGAATTTTCATTTAATTTTAAAGTGGAGAATATAAAAATTCTTCCTGGAACTTATGATGTAGTTGTATCACAGAAACTCTTATCCAGATTTACTAGTAGAAATTATAATTTAACATATTATATTGCTCTTGAACCTGATTCTACATTTGGATGATAACTATAAACCGATGTCGATTATTAGGAAGTATTCTACTTATAATTGGATATTTCCTTGTTTTATACGTTGATGTTAAGTTTGGATGTACGGCTCGTCTTTTTGGTAATCTATTAGTATTACCCTTTTCTATTAACTGTAAAGCATATGATATTGCTTGTGTATCATCATTTTTTGCAGTGATTGATATCACTAAAATTATTCAACTTTCTACATCATGAGTGACTTTATCTGGGTTGAAAAGTATCGTCCCCAAACAATTGAAGATTGTATTCTACCAGAGAATATTAAGAAAACCTTTAGAGATTTCCTAAATAAAGGCGAAATACCCAATATGTTACTTGCTGGTCCCCCAGGTGTGGGGAAAACTACAGTAGCAAAGGCACTTTGCAACGAATTAGGAGTAGATTTTTATGTCATTAATGGGTCAGACGAGGGCAGGTTCCTTGATACCGTCCGTAATAATGCGAAAAACTTTGCCTCAACAGTCTCGCTTTCGTCGGAAGCAAAGCACAAGGTTATTATCATCGACGAGGCAGACAACACGAGTAATGACGTTCAGCTCCTCTTACGGGCGTTCATTGAGGAATTTGCGGGTAATTGCAGGTTCATTTTTACGTGCAACTACAAAAATAAGATTCTCGAACCGCTTCATTCCAGGTGTGCTGTGGTTGACTTCTCAATTAAGGGTAAAGAGAAGCAAGAGATTGCTGCCTCTTTCTTCAAGAGAATTAACAACATCTTGGACCAAGAACGGATTGAAGCTGATAAGAAAGTCCTTGCCCAATTAGTTAATAAACATTTTCCAGATTGGAGAAGAGTTTTAAATGAATTGCAGAGATATTCTGTTAGTGGGAAGATAGATAGTGGTATCTTAGCTGCATTTTCGGACGTTGCTGTAAATGAACTCATTAAAAATCTTAAGGCGAAAAATTTTCCTGAGGTACGTAAATGGGTGGTTACCAATATGGATAATGACTCTACTGTACTTTTTCGTCGTATCTATGACTCTCTCTATGAGTGCTTGGTTCCTGCTACTATCCCTGCCGCCGTTCTTGTTATTGCAAAATACCAATACCAGACAGCGTTTGTAGCAGATCAAGAAATAAATATGCTTGCTTGTTTGACTGAGATAATGGTGGAGTGTGAATTCAAATGAATCAAGCTCTGGATTTATTTCCAACATTAGTAATGAGATTTTCTGATGTTTTCAGTCAAGATGAATTAGATAGAATTTTTAATACTCTTAAAGGAGAAGAGGTAGGATCACATGATGCATTTGTTGGTACATCTGTTTCTTCTTATTGGTGGGAGAATAATTTAGTATTTCGTTTGAATATACAAGATAAGATACAGGAATGTATAGATGAATTTACTAAGCGTGTTCATTTATGTAAAGAGGTAAGTATTAAACATTCTTGGTTTAATATTCAAGATGTTGGAAGTTCTTTAAAAATGCATCGTCATCAACATTCCTTAGTATCTGGAGCATTGTATATTAATGTTGATGAGAGGAGTAGTCCATTGTGTTTTGAAAATCCAAATCATCTTGGAGTATATGAAAATTGGAATCCAGGATCTTTATCTAAGTATAATGCTGAGATTTTTACTATAAAACCTAAATCTGGTGAAATTGTTTTATTCCCTAGTTGGTTACGTCATGGATCTTCTATGATTGAGAATCATACTATAGATAGAACAGTGATAAGTTTTAATGCAGTTTAATTTAAAATGAGAGAGTATTTATTAAGATTATTAAAAGAGAATGCTTATCGTAGAGGTGAGTTTACTCTTTCTTCTGGTAAGAAAAGTGAACACTATGTTAATTGTAAACCTGTTAGTTTAAGTGGAGAAGGACTTACTCTCATAGGTACTTTATTTCTTGAGCATGTTGAGGAAGATTCTCAGGCAGTAGCTGGACTTACCTTAGGTGCAGATCCTTTAGTGAGTGCAGTTGCATTAACTTCTTGGTTAGATTTTGAAAGAAGGACAAAACTTAATGCATTGATTGTTCGTAAGGAACCTAAAGGGCATGGAACTGGTGCTTGGATTGAAGGTAAACTTCCTAT